TGTTGAAAAAATGTTGAAAAAATGTTGAAAAAATGTTGAAAAAATGTTGAAAAAATGTTGAAAAAATGTTGAAAAAATGTTGAAAAAATGTTGAAAAAATGTTAAAACTTAATAAATAGATTTAAAACTTTTTTAATGAATTATTTTATATGGATAGTATGTTTTGTGATGAAAAAACAGATTTTGAATATGCATACGATAATATGAATTATTTTATCGTTGGGACATTGGTATATAGTTTGGGATTTACCATAAGTGCTTGGTTTGTATCTAGATGTTTATGGGATGAAGATGTTTTGGAAGATTTTGATGATTTTGATGATTTTGAAGACGAAGTCGTAGAAGATAAATATGAAGATAAATATCCGTTACAAAAAGATTTATCAGGAAATAGACCGACCAATACTACTATTATAGAACATACGCCAGATGGTTCAGTAATTATGTCATACAATTATGATAACGAAGGATTTGAATATTGGGTAGATAATAAAAATATTAAATATGATTACCTTGAAACTGTTGCGAGAAAATTTGTTAAAATGAATTTCTGTTCAGATTTATATATTGATCGGAAAGATAATATTAAAAAGCAAAATGAGGAATTGGATCGCATTGAAACTTTTAAAAAAAGTTTGGCAAAAGAAAAAGCAGCAAAAGCAGCAAAAGCAGCAGCAAAAGCAGCAAAAGCAGAAACAGCAGCAGAAACAACTGCTGAAAAAGAATTTGAAGAACTTGAAGAAGAAGATTCTGTTTTTGTAAAAAGCAAATTTTGTGTTAAAGAAAAACAAAAAAAAGAAATAATTGACAGAACAAAAATTGCAGCAACAAAGGCTAATAAATATATTAGAGTGGGTAAATGCAACGAATTTATATGGTTAAAAAAAACAGAAATAAAAGCAAAAAAGAGAAAAATTTCATTTAATGAATTTAAAAATACGTTTTGTTAAAAGTGTTCTTTTTTTAGTGCGTTTTTTTTAGTTCGTTTTTTCAGTTATTATCCAGCTGTGTGTCTTCTTCCTCTGTAAAATATTTTTGTTGAATATAATACCGGTTTTTATATGTTTTTTTAATTTTACCTTTAATTTTATCCACTGTATCTAAAAATTCTTTGAGTCTGTTTGTTTCATTGTCAATCAACTCTGAGTGATTATCTTTAAATCTATTATAAGCTTTCGCCGGTTTTTCTTTATTACGAATAGAACAAATGACGTGTTCATCAATTAAAAGAATAAAATCTTTATCTTGTGTAATATATTTCCTACGTTGTTTTGTTTCTTGAGGTTTATAATCCTTATTTTTAAAGTAATACCGGGCGCTGATAAACATCTTTTTAATAACATCCCCATCGTACCCCGAGTTTTTTAGATAATTTGTCTCATCATTAATAACTTCTTTTTTATTGTCACAAAATGTCTCAAACGCCTCTTTGAAATCTTTAGCTGCATCATACTGGTGAATTCTTGAAAATTCCACCAAAGTATCAAGAAATTCTTGGCGAAATTTGAAACGGTAAATTTGAGAAGCCATCTTATTATTTTAATATTAAAATAATAAGTTTTTCTAAAATCAATTTATTTTTAAAACCTTATGTTATATGTATAAAATAAGCAAACAAACTCACTTAGATTCATTTACAAAATGTTACAAAAATATTATCGTCATCAATCTTGCTGATAATAATGACTTGGAATTAAAAAAACATATTAAAACTGTCCCAAGAAGTACTTTATCACCGTTTAAAACGTTTGATTGTTGTCGTGATGAAAGCCATTGCGTACAAGCATTTATAGATCAAGAAACAAATCAGTTTATACTTGTAGACAAAATAGAAAAAGTAATAAATATTTTAAATACTTTAGGTTATGTTATGGATTATGATTTAACCAAAATAATGTTAAAAAACAAAACAGATAGATCGTTATTATTTTATGCAATAAAGCGGCCAACATAAATTGAAATAAAAAACATAATAAAACATATGTAACATAATTAGATTTAATAATGGAAACGAAGGAAACGAAGGAAACGAAGGAAACGAAGGAAACAAATTTATCAACATATGGCTTTAATATTGAACAATATGATGATAAAGATACTGTGATTCGTTATATTGAATCTTTGACAGATTTGGAATGTAAAGCAATGAAAATCGCGGAAGATCATTTGGAAACCTCTTTTCATATAACGAAAAGTATTGGGTTTCAAAAATGGTTAAAAAAATAATGTAATCATATATTAATGTCACAAATAGTTGGAGAAATAAATATGGATCACGGGCAAAAAGGTGGGGTGTCCGGTGCCACTGCAGCTGTTGCCGCCGGTTTAATAGGTTATAAATTATATAATACAGAATTATTTAATATTGCAAAAATGATAAAAAAAGCCGAATGTAATATAATTAAAAATATAGAATTACAACTATTAAATGAAATGGCGAAAGAAATGGCGAATACAACGGATGATGAAAAACCCATACCATTTCTTCACAGTATACACGGTATTATGGTAACTTTTTATATAAAAAAAGTGATAGAGTTAAAAGGTGACTTACCTATACCTGAACCCAAACCCGATAAAGGTAAGAAAGAAGATCCAGAAAAAGAAAAAATAAGAAAAAAAAAAGAAGAAGAATTAAATAAAATAATTGAAGAATTAATTCAAACAATAATTCGTTCTTTAAAAAAAGAATTTGGAAAAGAAAAAAAAAAGAAATGTTCATCCGAACATTGGTGGGGTGAAATAAATGAAGTCAAATTGATGGAAATTTTGGGAATAGAAGGGGCCAATAGACAAAAAATAACAGATGCATTAAAAACCATTAAAAAAATCGCGAATGGTGAAATAGTTAACGAAGATGACATGGAAAAAATTATTAAGTTGTTTGAAATTATAAAGACAATTACAACAATTATTAAAAAAGTCATGGAAATAATAAATAAATTAAATGCCGAAATATTTTTAATAAAATTAATCAAAAAAGAAAACAACGGTAAATTAACTAAAAAAGATTTACAATTATATATAGATGACCCTGATGCTATATTTTATCATGATATGTGCGAAGTTAATTTTAAAAATCCACTAAATAGATCCTTTGGATTAGGGTTGCCATATGCTATTCATAATAGCTTAAATTTTTTAACAACAAAACTGAGAAAAACACGTGGCAAAATGCCTGCACTTATACATGTTTCCAATATTATTAAAGACCTAAAATTAATACCGTGTTATACTCTAATGGATGCAATAATTAAAGATATTATAGAACCAATTAAAATTAAAATAAACGCTATGGGTGAAAACTTGATCAAGTTGATTAACGGTTTGAATATTGCGGGAAAAATAGTGGAAATATTGACAAACACAACTAACTTTAAAAATAAGAATAAAATACAATCCGGTTTAAAAACATCCCAGAAAGGGAAAGTATTTTTTGATTCTAGTTGTTGTTTAGATTGGAAAGATGTTGCTATTTTTCCAAATGATGAAAAAGAAAAAAAAGAAGAACAAGGAGAACAAGGAGAACAAGACGACGAAGAAAATGTAGAATATAAAAGGGAGGAAGATATGGACCCAGAAGAAAAAAAAACACGGAGAGCATCAGCAGCAAAAAACAAAAAAGATCAGGAAAACTGGGAACTACGACATGGACATGATTTAGATAAGGAGAATATTGTGGTAAAAAAAAAAACCTCAAATCGTCACAATAAACCTAAATATAAATATAAGTTTAACAACGGAGACAGAGGAGGAAAAAAAAAAAGATGGAGAGGAGGAGCTTTAATTGGACAAGGTACATTTGGCTGCGTCTTCAAGCCGCATTTGTTGTGTAATGGTAAGCAAGACTTTAAAGACAGAAAACACGTATCAAAATTAATTGTAATGCGTAGCGGTGATGATTATCGTTTGGATAATGAATTGGACATTGGTCAACTAATCTTAAAATCAAAGAAATATAGCAAATACTTTTCACCTATTATTAGTACTTGTCCTATTGAATTTAAACACATTAGTGATCAAGATAAATATAAATGTAATTCGGCAAATAAATATATGGATAATAAAATGATATTGGCAAAATTAAAAAAAGTCAACGGTACAAATGTGATTGATACCTTTGATAATATTAGAGGAACAGAAGCTGTGTATATTTTTTTTGATATTTATAAAGATGCGTTGGAAGGTATTAAATTTTTAACACAGAAAAAAATAATACATTACGATATTAAATGGGATAATATATTGTATGATACTAAAGTAAAACGCGGTATCCTTATTGATTTTGGTTTATCATTTCAAATAAAATACTTAAAATTTGATTCATTAAAAAAATTAAAAAAATATTTTTACGTATTTGCGCCGCAAATGGATGTTTGGTGTATTGAAATACATTATATTTGTTATTTACTAAATAAAAACAATAACCCCGATTTATACGATATAACTGATATGGTGAATGAATGTATTTCAAATAATAGTTTATTTAAATCAGAAATTACCAGATATTTTGATCTTGATAAAAATACATTTTATGACAACAGTATTAGCGTTTTAATGAATTATCAAAAAGATTACCCAGACATTCTAAAAAGAATTAAATATATTGTAAACAAATTTTATAAAACTTGGGATAATTATTCATTATCTATTATGTTTTTGAAACAATATGATTTGATTCTAAGGGAAAAACCAAATAAATTTCCTAAATTTCATAAAAAAATAATAACAGATATATTATGGAAAAATATCCAACCCGATCCAAAAAAAAGATTGGCTGTAAAAAAAACAATAACAAGCTTTAATAAATTATATGATAATTTAAACTCATCAGAATTTTTAGAATTGTCTAAATATGCATAAATATTTAATTATTTTTAAATATTTATAATGTCTTAGCGGCGTTTTCTACGCTTCTTGGGGCTTCTACGTTTCTTTGGTCTTCTTTTTTTAGCTGTTTCGCGACCCTTTCTTTTACGGCCCTTGCTTTTACGACCCTTTCTTTTCCTACGTTTCGTTTTACCTATCTTTCTAACAACTTTACCAACAACGTTTCCAACAACCGATGTTGTTTTTTTGTATGTTTTTTTTGCAGCTTTCATAGCATCTCGCAAACTCATTCCCGGGTTTGAATTGCGTGTAGTAGTAACGTGTTGAATCCAAGCATTTACCATTATAATATACAATAAGATATTTATTTGAAAATAAATTGATAAAAATTAATATATAAAAATATTTGATATTACTATATTAAAAATGAATAAAGGAAATTCTTTTAAGAAAAACACGTATAAAACTCTGAAAACAAATGGAAGATGGAAAAATTTTCAAAAATCATCGGATAACGCAGATAACGCGGATAACCTGAAAATTAATTCAAGATTTAAAGATTTTAATTCATTAAGTGATTCATTCGGCGATAGAGGTGATGATAGGGGCGATGATAGGGGCGATGATAGGGGCGATGATAGGGCGACAAATAAAATTAATTCGAGATTTAAAGATTTTAATTCATTAAGTGATTCATTCGGCGATGGCGACAGAAGAGGTGGCGACTGGGGCGATGATAGAGCGACAAATAAAATTAATTCAAGATTTAAAGATTTTAATTCATTAAGTGATTCATTCGGCGATGGCGACAGAAGAGGTGGCGACTGGGGCGACAGGGGCGACAGGCGTGACAGGGGTGACAGGGGCGACAGGCGTGACAGGGGTGACAGGGGCGATAGAAGAGGTTTTGACAGGGGCGATAGAAGAGGCGGTTTTAGTAAAGGTGGATTTGGAAAAAAACGAATTTACAAAAGTAGATTTAATAAAGAAGAAACATTAGACTATTTTAAAACGCAAAAAAATGCAACACAACGAGATATATCATTATTTAACATTGCTATATCAAAAAATGATAAAAAAAAAATTAAACAGAAACATATTGAACAGCAGAAAATTGAAAAACTTGAAAAAGAAAAACTTAAAGAAAATGAAGAAAATGAAAAAATGACAGATCAAGAAAAACAATTTATTATAGATCAATATATGTATGAAACCGAAGATGAAGATATAAATGAAAAAGTATCCGAAGAAGCTGCTAAAGAAATTATTGATTTTTGAGTTTAAAAATTTAAGATAAAATAAACTTATATAATATTTATGGATTTAGATGAATTTAGATTAGACGATGAATTAGACGACGAATTAGACGGCGAATTAGACGACGAATTAGACGACGACTTGGACGACGAATTAGACGGCGAATTAGACGACGAATTAGACGACTCTTGGTTAACAAATTATTCAGTTGAAGAAGAAATATTTAATAAATTCTATAAAGATACTGTTAAAAACATTAAATTGTATTTTTTTTATATTGATAGTAAACGGGAAATAATAAAAGTATTGAAACAAAAAAAAGATATTAGCAATAATGTATTGCTTAAGGATGAAATATCAAAAATAGTTAATAAAAACCGTTGTATTCTAAATAAAAAATTCATATTGTCGCAAATTGTTAAGTATAATTTCAATATTGAAAATAGTAATATTAATAAATTTATTAATGACAATGAATTTCTTACCAAAATAAATGAAATTACCGATATTTATTGGGACAATACCATTCCATTTTTTTCTTCATTAAATTCTTTATATTTTATTTTTTATGAAAAAAGGAATAAAAATACAAAAAAAATTTTTTTGAAAAGAAAAAAAAAATCAAAAACAAAAAAACTTAAAATTAAAGAACTTCAAATAAGAAAATCGGATATAATTAAAATTGATTAATATTTAATAATAATATTTAATAATAATTATTATTAAATTATGAATTTCCAATCATTCGTTAATAATACATTAAATGAAGAACAAATTCGGCATAAAATTGTTTTAGATCCAGCAAATAAAACCGAATTAAAACAATATATTTACAGAGATACAGATGAAAATTTAAATTGCAAATGCCCGATAACAATGATTTTTTTCAAAAATGATGAACGTGTAACTAAACTCCAGTGTTGTCATTTATTTAATTCAGATGCAATTGAAGAATGGGTTTTAAATAGTCAAGCAAATTGTCCGGTATGTCGTTTTCAATTAAAAAATACAATAGAAATTAGACAGCTCCCTCAAGATAACTCACCTATAGACAATAATTTACCGTACGATGCAACACTAACAAATGAAACGATGAACTCGTTTATAAATTATATGAGCGATACATTATTGTATATAAACAATATACAATACAATCCAACCGAAATTTATGAAGACATTTCTGGAAATTTAATTGAAGACATTTCTGGAAATTTAATTGAAGACATTTCTGGAAATAACGATATTATATTAAATACATTAAATGATTATGTATCAACAATTAACAATATAATAAATAGAAGAATTGAAGAAGAAGATAATAATATAATACAAGAAGTAATTTTGGCTAGTTTGAGAGAACAATAAAATATAACGTATATTTAATGGTATTATATGTTATATTTGGTTACAAATTAAATAAACATAATAAGATCCATCCAATATTAAAAAAACGTTTGGATTTATTTATTAGTAAATATAAAAAGAGTGATAAAGTGATTTTATCGGGCGGAAATACACCCAAAAATACACACAAAAATACATACACCGAGGCATATATAATGTCAAAATATATAAGAAAATTTATTGATATTAAAAAAACACATATTTTAATAGAAAACAAATCAATGAATACAATTGAAAATGTCATTTTTTCTTTTAAAATAATTAAACAAATGAACATCAACAGATTAACAATTATTTCATCCATTTGGCATTTGAATAGAATTAAAAAGATAGTTAAATATATTTCTGAGAGAAGTTTGAAAGTAAAATATTTAGGTTCTGGGGAAAATTCCAGAAAAACAAAAAAACGGAAAAAACAGGAAAAAACCAGGAAAAAACCAGGAAAAAAACGGAAAAAACAAACGAAAAAACCAGGAAAAAACAAACGAAAAAACCAGGAAAAAACAAACGAAAAAACAGGAAAAACAAACGAAAAATATACACAATAATGTCTCTATAAATTCTCTCAGGTGAATATTTATAAAATCTTTTTATAATTGAGTAACCATATATTTCACAAAACATCAAGTAATGGGTTTTAATATAAAATTATTTTAATTGGATAAGATATATGATTAATTATGTTATAATTTTTTTTATTTTAGGATGTTTTTTTTATTTTTATAATAAACGAACCAAGGTTGAACCGTTCATATCAAGTGAAGGATTTAATGGTGCCAAAGGTGGTTATGTATTTAAAAATGACGATAAAGGGTTGGGATATTATATTGATAAAAAATATTGAATAATATATATAATGTCAATTATAAATGCTTTAAACGGTAGTAGAATGAGCTATAGAGAATTAATGACGACGGATAGAAAAAGTTATAAAATGTTACCAGTTGATTCAAAGGTATGGTTTAAAGAATTAGATTTTAAAAAAAATGTTAAAAATATTAATGAAATCAAAGGACCCGGTAGAGTTATAAAACAATATGTTAAATGGGATGATATAGAATATAGAATAGTATTTCCATTAAATTCAAATAAAATTGTTTTTTCAAGAGCATCATTGGTTTATTTATCAAAACCTTAAATTTCATCCCAATTGAATTCTTCTTCTTTAATTTCTTCTATTTTCTTTACTTTCTTATTTGCTTGTATAATTTTATTATTTTCAACGGATAATTCTTGTTGCGTAGACGACGTTCGGTCATATTGGAATGAATCCATATTATCTTCTTCGTTGACAAACTCAGGAAGAATACTTTTATTAAATCCCTTTGCAAGTTTTAGTTCGGGAATTTGGTTTTTATCATATGTGTACAATAGGTCAACTTTTGGTTTTTTTTTGATCGCGATAACTTCCCATTCGCGTATACCGACAAGTACCATTGTATCAATTGAACAATTATTATCTCGTTTATTTCTGCCCTTAAATTTTTTGCGAATAATACAAAGTCTTGTAACATTGTCATTGCATAGAACATCAACCATACCCTGTCCGAAAACTTTTAAAATGCGAGCATATGATTCTCCTGGTTGAGCATATCGCATTTTATTTTGCCGCGGTTCTTTGAACGACTTTGACGCCATTTTTTTATGACGACTTCCACCAGCTGCATTTTTTTTAGGCATTATATTATATTATTAATATTTTATATTTTTTTTTATATCAATTTTATTTTTTTCAAATGGTATATTTAGTATTTGAAAATATTTATATAAAAATTCCAATATTGACACATTTTTCAATTTTTTAATACTTTTGTTGCTTACTTCAAAGGGCAATTCATCCAATTCATAATTATAATGATCATAAAAATCTTCTAATTTATCATCATTTGGAAAAATAATATTTTTTTGATCCCATGTTACACTGTATTTATTATATTTTTCTTGCCAATATGGTGTGTTTTTTGAATAGTATTCCCAATCATACCAGAAAATGTCCGACATTGGTTTGTCAATATGGTGTCTCTCTAAGTTGAATATACCTGTGTTGTCATCTATGGTATATTTTCTTTGTTCAATCAAAATGTTAATTGAATGATGTTTTATATGTAATTTTTTAAAATATTGAATAAAATTATCTGAAAGATGTTTGTATCTTTTTCTTTTTCTTTTTAAAAGTTTTGTATTGATTATAAGATGATTTATTAGTTGTGCAAATATATCCGGTGATTTTGTGTTTTTTTTAAATGTTGTTGAATGATAATTTTTTATAAATATATTGTATTGTTTTATTGTCTCTTTCTCATCTTGATGAATTGCGGCTTTTAAATAGTTGAAAATATGATACATTTTTTTCGTTTTAAGCAGAGATTTAATAATGTTAAATATATTTTCAAAGTTATTTATTTTTGCTATTTTTTTATGTTTCAACATTTTGGTTATTATAAATATTTCGCAAGTTGGTTCATCTTGAAATAATATATAGAATATTCCCAACAAAGATTCAAAGTTTTTTGTTTTTTTAAATTTTATAACCCTGCTATTAATTTTGTAAAAAGGTACATTAAGAGCATAGAAATCATAATATAGCTTCCATACCAATTCTGATAATTCTCTCAGAAACCCACTATAAAATAATTCTGAAGACCAGAAAATAACTTTGTTAAAATCTTTTCTTTCAAGTAGTGCCATCATAATATTCACAACGACTTCGTCATAAGCATAAAGTAATCTGGTAAATTTTACCATCTTGTACGGGGATTATATAATATTAGGGATTATATAATCATAGTATCAATTTAATTCCCTCGTTTTCTGTTCAATTGTTTCATCAGTATCATTTGAACTATTAAACTCAGACATTTTTCTAGTATTTTTTAATAAAATTTTTTTTCTTTCTTTTCTCTTAACATTTTTAATTTCACCCACGCTTTTTTTTGTTGCAATATGTTGATTTGTCGACATATTGTTGTTTGTCGGTATATTGTTGTTTGGCGGCATATTGTTGTTTGGTGGTTTTGCTATTGGTATATTGCCATTTTCAAGATCTATCACCGTATCATTTTTTACTTTATTTTTGCAATGTCTATTACAACATTTTTTACATTTTTTTTGATAAATAAAAATATATAATAATACTGCTGCAATACAGGGTAAACCAATAGATAACATTATTATAATTATTATATCAACTTCGGATATTTTTCCCGAGAATGTTGAATTACTTTTAACTGATTCTGATGGCGCGTCAATTTCTTCAATTTCTTCAATTTCGTCATTTTCGTCATTTTCGTCATTTTCGTCAATTTTATTTGTTATTATATTTACGGGCGAAGGCGCGTTAATAGGCGCTGTCACAGGCGCTGTCACAGGCGCTGGCGCTGGAGCTGGCACAGGCACTGGCGAAGGTGCTGGCGCTGGAGCTGTCACAGGCGCTGTCACCGGCGAAGGCGAAGGCGCTGTCACTGGCGAAGGCGAAGGCGAAGGCGAAGGCGCTGTCACTTGTGAAGGCGCTGGAGCTGTCACAGGCGCTGTCACTGGCGCGTTGTTTGTTGCGGGCGTTTTTGAAAAATTAAATGTATTATTACTATGTATATCTATAATTGATTGATTTGATTGTTCAATCATTTTCTTACCATAAGGTACTATACAAGAGAAAATCTTAATAGAATAAAATGGCTCATTATTGATATTATTTGTCATATCCGCTATTTCGTGACAATTATGTAAGTTTTCCGATGTTGAATCATAAAATATAATATATAATAGAATAATTTGAATACTTTGAATACTTTTCATCTTATTTAAGGTATTGATATTACCTTAAATGGTTTTGAAAAATATTATTTGGAATAATATTTTTTTTGGAATAATTTATAAATTTAAAAAGCAGTTTCAGCTCTGTTTTCTACCCAATCTTTAATATTTGGATTATTGCTAACAGTATTTACAATATTTCTTAATGTTTTACACTGTTCAAAAGATTTTTTTACACCTTCTTTATTATCAAAGAAATCTACCAAAAATGAATAAATCACAATATCCGCCAATGATAATTTATTTCCTACTGAAAATCTTTCGGAGGATGTTTGGAAATCGGTATTTTCACATAATATTTTCTCAAAAGAAGATAATTTTTCGGGTAATGTTTCTCCAAACCACTTAGCCATAGCTTCTTCTTTATTTTCCGCCTTTCTAACCGTTTGATAAGCTGTTTTAAAGTCACGAATATATTCACAATAACTATCAATTAACGCCCCCTGTTCATCGTTTTCTCCCATTAAATCATATTTTCTTGCAAGATATCTCTCTATTGATTTGGATTGACTAATAACTTGCTCATCTACTTCTAAAAATGGTAACTTACCCATTGATTTCCATAATTTACCAGAAGCCTTATCCTCGCCAAATTCTTTACGAACCATATTATATGTCTTCCAATCAATAATTTCCAAAGGATAACGAAAATCTTTATATTTTTTATCAACAACGGCAAGAATTAAACGAGATGTATCTGCAAGACCACGACCGTTAAAATAATTTAGTTTTAACATTTATAATAAAAGTATAATAATATTTTTAAATTAAAAAAATATTATATATATATATATTATGTTACCGTGGTTTTATTATACATTAATAACGTCCATAATTTGGGGATGTATGTCTATTACTTCTGGTGCAATGGGGTTTCATATAGTTGAAGGTGCTGCCTTCTTAAAAGCATTATTTTATGGTTTATCAACAATCCCATTTTTTTTTATGTTTAAAAATGAAATAAAAAAAGACGTTTGGTTCATGGTAAAAAAGAAACCAAAACTATTAACAATAGCTATATCACTTATGATATTGAGTGGTTGTGTAGCACAATATTGTTATTTTAATGCCATAAATTTATCAAACAATAATTCACACATTGTCATTACTATTACACACACGTTACCCGTTGTTTTTGCTGCCATCGGTGCACATTTTTTATTAGGAGAAGAAATTAATAAAGAAACACTCGTTGGTATTGTTTTCGTTATTATTGGCGTTGTTATTATGAAAATGTTTGGACATAAACGAGATTTAAATAAAAATTAACAAGATTTATTTTCCTTAGATCTATTGTTTGCTTTTAAACGATTTAAGCGATCCATTTGCCCAACACGACCCTCCAACAGCGATTGGTCGCGTTTTTTTCGGTCACCTGTATTTTTAAGAACACAACCCGATAAGTCATATGTTTGACATTTTCTTGTTGAAATTGATCCAAAATTAAAGAGAGAATTCATAGTACTATTGGTATTCAAAAAATAAGAGTTGGTTTCCTTTGCTATGCGTTTTTTTGGATTTTTTTCAAGGGGGCGAGCAATTCCTATATTTTTAGCGGACATATAATATACAATAATATTTTAAATTGATTTAATTTTTCAATAATCATATATTATTGAAAAATTCACTTAAAAATTCACTTAAAAATTCACTTAAAAATTCACTAATGTCATTTGAACCACATTATATTAACACGTACATTATCTTGTTAACAATAATTACGATTATATGTATGATATTCTATAGAATGTTTGTGTTGTTTATGGATTCATTAAATAATGACGATAGTATTATGAATGACCCATATATCAAGTTACCAAAAAGAAAACAATAGTTTTTAAATACGATAATAATACAACATTTGGTAACCTTTCATAAAATTATTATAATTATCTTCAAATTTGCGCGATTTGAATGTTTTCCAACTTCTTAACGAATTTAATTTGTTTTTCCATTTAAATGGTGTAATTCTCGCATAAGAATAACCTTCAAACATATATTCTTTTTTATCAATCGTTAAATAAGCTGAAAAATGCTGATTATCATTATCTAGTAAAACTGCGCTATCCAATACAAATGTTCTATTTTTTATTTTTATTTCTTTCGGTTTTTTTTTATTTTTTAAATATTTATTTGATAAAACAGATTGAGTATCATCATTTGTAATTTTTAGAATAATAATATGACTATTGTACAATTCCTTTTCAACATAGTTTTTTATTTCGGGAATAGTATATTTTCTCATTAAATGGTCGTATAAAAGCGGATCAGACACAAATCTCTTTCTTACCTTTTTTTCTATATTTATATGATTTAATAAACCATTATAAAATCCTTCAACACTACCAGCTTCGTTAATATTGGGTATTAATCTTTTATTGACATCCAGAATATTTTTATAAATTTCTTTAATTAATATATTTGTATCTATTTTTAAAGCATATGTCTTATTGATTTTTGAATGTTTCCCCCTAATAATTGATTCAATATATTTATTAAATATAAATAATAAACGATGTAATTTTTTATTTATTGGATTCCCATCCAAATCTTTACCTGTAATCATAACTTTTCTTAAATGTCTAAAAAACTTATTACCCTTATCGCTAATAAAATATATTACAAAAAAACAATTCAGCCAACAATTGCCCATAACCTGTTTTGGCCCAATAATATCCTTGACATTAAATTTTCTGTTAGAATTTAAATTTTTTGATGCAATTTTTTTAGCCATTTGCGAATTCCACGGATAACATTTTTTCGTCTTTGAACTATATATTTCATCATCATTGCAAATAAATTCTTCATTTCCAATAATACTTCTCTCAGGAGAAAATGATCCAAAAGGTGTCATCTGCTGATGAAATGTAGGCACATAAGAGTTCTCTTTTTTTAGTTCTCTTTTTTTAGTATGAAAAGAAAATGTTGGCAATGAAGATAATCTTGCTTTAGAAGTAAACCTTTTTCTGGATTTTAAGGCTGATTTGGATTTTTTATATTTTTTTTTAGTTCTATTCATTTAAGTTATATATTAGAAAGATTAAAATTTGTTAATTTCAATGTATAAAACTAAAAATATATCAATAACGTCATTGGGGGACAAGTATGTATTTGAAATTTATGAATATATAAAATATAAAATCTTTTTTGATTCATTTTTAAATATTGGAAATATGGACGATGATAATTTAAAAATAACCGTTTTTGCAGATGAAATAAATACATTGGAGTATTTATTAAATAACTGTAAAATTACAGACAAAGATTGTGAAAATATTTTTTTGTTTTTATTAAAACAATTAAAACTTTTAGAAAAAAATAATCTAACAATTCCCGTTTATAATTTGAAAGATATATTATATTTTAAAATTGGAGATAATTATTCTTTTTATTTTTTAAATCGTTCATATATTTTTGACATTGATAAATCTAAAAATATAATTATAAACAAATTATTTATTAAAAATGAATTTGCATCCAAAGAACTTCAAAATTTATTTGAAATACCAAATACAAGTATTTTATCAACAGCATCTTATTGGTCATTGGCTAAAATAGTAGAACATTGTTTAAAACAAATAAAACTTACTTTATTAGATATTAAATATTCAAAATTATATTGGGCTTTAAAAAAATGTTTAGAAAAAAATCCAAAACATAGATATTTAATATTTATCTGAAAAATAAAAAGATAACTATATTATATATTACGATGTCTATGGTTGTTATGAGAAGAAAAGCGCAAGCAAAAAAATTATTATCTCAAAAAAATGCCTCATCTGGCACTTTTGCTTTAAGTTATACAAATACTGGTAAACACTTAATGGGAAGAACAGCATCAAGAGCTAAAATTTTACCGCCATTGCTCCGCGCATTCAAAAATAGAAGAATCCGAGATGATTCCCGCGGCGGTTGCTGTAGTAAAGAACCTAGTGAAACTGTTATTAAAAATGTCTGTGTTGGTTCGTCAACGGGTATTGAAAAAGCACCAATTAGTCAATTAAGTAACAGAAATCGTTTGAGACGGTTGGCGCTTAAATGTACAGATGGGAAATGTCGTGATTTAAACGCTAATCCTTTATGGCAATTAAGCCCTGAAGCACACGCAAGTTCATTGACTGAACGCTTAGCAGCAATGGCATTAAATAGTGAAAATGGTTGTATATTTAATTATAAAGTTACTGTTGCGAATAGTAAATTTGTGTTAGATGGCAATTCTGGTATGAATGTTCAGTTTAAAGTTGGAAACACATATATATTTGATGTATCGGATTCAACAAATGCTGGTGGGGTTGGCCACCCATTGAGATTTGCCCTGGACCCAATAACCGTCACCAATTTTGATTTAATAGAAGTATTGGGTACATCTGGGCAAAAAAATTCTAAAGTTATTTTTAAACCTAAAAAAAAGGGTACAACGTGGATGTATTGCACTTCTCACGGTATTACAATGGGTTCTTATTACAATGGGGCTTCGGGAATTACAGTATTGGACAGCGATGAAAACTTAATCAAAAATAGGAAATGTTCCGATGTTGAAAGAAGTCAAAACTCATTATTGCGTGGTCGCGTTGGTTGCGGCGTGATGTCAATGACAAAAGAAATTAAAAACGTAAGAGTTGCGATGGATTCCAGTGATTGGATTAAAAAAGTGAAAAGTAGAACATTGGGTGATAAGCGTATTACTTCAATAAAACCATTTAACAATAAAAAATGTACACCACCGGCATAAAAATAAATTGATATTTTTTAATTACATAATAAGATAATTAAAAAATATTTAAAACTTTAAGTAGTAAATACAAGAAATGTCCACAACAGTTTTGATGGTAAAGCTAATAAAGAAAGATACTGAAAGTGATGAAACATTCCATATGAGAGAAAAATTGTATAAAGCCGCGATTGAAAAGCATAACCAAATGGTATTTTCAACATTAAAAACAAGAGAGGCACGATTGAAGTTTGTTGGCATTGAATATAATAGAGTTAAATATACTCAAGACAATGGAACAGAAATTTGTTTTGAAGATACTTGTATTGAACGTGCTTATCGTCGTCAGCGGGGGGCCTCGAATGCGGAAGCGCAGAGAACCGGGGCCTTAATAGCTTGTGATTATAATCCGTATTTTGATTCTGGGTTTGATATTTTCCAACCACTTGGTAAAATGCATTCAATTTCTACCCCACGCGGCGAAACAAAAAGTTACGAATTAGAAATGGGTACTCATCTTATTGGTCTAGGTCTTAAGACAGCAATGTATTCTATTCCAATTCTCCAAAGAAGTAATTTGAAGGCGGAACTAATGAGACGAATTACAATCTATAATAATTTGAATAATATTACAGAAGAAAGCTTAGGCGACTATAGTACTAAAAGATTTAATATGGTTAGGAAAATTGAGTGGGGTAAATCACAAACACCGATTCCATACAAATTGCACCCACGCAGTTCTATTTATAAAAAGGCAATTAGACAAGCAAACTGTACGGGCATCATTGATTCGGGATATCGTGGTGAATTATGTGCCGCGGTAGATTGTTTAGGACAAGCATTCGGAAAACAAAGCGATACTTTAAGAACGTTGGAAAGCGGTAAAAGATATTTTCAAATTTGTAAAGCAGATTTACAACCATTTTATGCTGTACTTTTGAATGAAAATGATACTTTACCTTCAACAGAGAGAGGTTGTGGTGGGTTTGGTTCAACAGGATCATAATGTTTTCCACCATTTTTGTATTGTATTTGCTGATTTATTTTTCTGTTTATTAATTATTAAATAATATATTTGTGGATAGTTTTTATAAATATATTTTTTATAATCGTTAAAAAAAACATTATATTTTTTTTTATCCAAATACAATTGTCTGTAACATTTAGGACACATATAAATATAAAATTCATTAATTGTTGTCCCCAATATATTGTGTATTTTATAAATATCAAATAATTTCATTTTTGACGTTATTATATAACAATCAAAGCAAGATTGTAACCAACCATTTTCCGGCAAATGCGAATCTCTATATATAAATATTTGTTTAATTTTTTTTTTACTATAAGGCATAATTAATATATTTCATAATAACATTAAATTCTTTTATTTGTATTTTTATTTTTTCTAATTATTTTATATATAATGCGTAAAAAAAATCTTAAAAATCTTAAAAAAAATAAAAAAAATAAAAAAAGCAAAAAGGGTAAAAAGGGTAAAAATGGTAAAAATCGTAAAAATGGTAAAAATCGTAAAAATGGTAAAAAAAGACAAACATTCAAAATAATGAAAGGTGGGTCATTGGCTGGAAATTTTTTTAGATTTTTGGCAGGAGAAAACGATAGGGATAAATTGCGATTGAGCGAATTAAAAGAATTGGACGAATATAAAAAACAAAAAAAAAAGGAAAATAAAATAGAGTTTATAAAAAATCGTAATGAAAATATTAATAGAAAAGAAAGAATGCAAAATGAAAAATTAAATAATTATAAAAATAATCATAAAATTATTGATAGTATTGCCGATTTACACAAAGGTGTTTCCGAAGATAAACATATTGATGTACTTTCACAAAGCGGTGGGCACAAAAGCGGTGGATTGCTTGAGTCCATTAATCGTACAGAAAACGCAAATTTTAATAAATGGTTTACTGGTAGTACAAATTCTTATGAAAAAGTTGTTGCCAGGTATGACCCCAACAAAACAGAAACAGTTACAAATGACCAATGGGATAGACAAATTGTAAATGGAACACCTTTTCACCAGAAACCGATTGTAATCGCCGAATCACAGGGTGAAATCACCGGAGGTAGACGCCGAAAAAAATCAAGTAAAAAATCAAGTAAAAAATCAAGTAAAAAAGCAAGAAAAAAATCAAGAAAAAAAATCAAGAACAAATTAAGAATAAAAAATCAATAATAAAAAATCAATAATAAAATTGAAGTTTTTTAATATATTTATATAAAATATGAACCAATGAACAATGAAAAAAAAAATGAACAAAAATATTGAAGATGGTAAAAAAGCAATATTATTATGGAGAGAAAAAGAATTCACAAATGAAAATTTAAATCAAATAACCAAATATGATTACGATTGTATATTTAAAAATTTTGTTTTATTCTCAATTTTAAGAAAAAATAGAGAATTAAAACCATACCGTATTCAATATAAAGAAATTACCGGCAAGCCCTGGGAAAATGCAACAATTCAAGATATTTTCAAAGCAGAACTCGTCTGGTAAATTCACCGCAAACGTAGGACAAGATGAAGAGTTGCCTCCTTTTGAATATTATAATCGGTTAATGTACGACCATCTTCAAGTTGTTTTCCAGCAAAAATAAGCCGTTGTTGATCGGGTGGTATCCCCTCTTTTTCCTGAATTTTAGCTTTAATATTTTCAATTGTATCGGATGGTTCAACATCTAACGTAATTGTTTTTCCAGTGAGTGTTTTTACGAAAATTTGCATTCTTTATAATAATATCTTCTTTTTTTTTAAATAATTTTACAATATTGATAATTTAAGTTTTATAATATTGATGTAATGTAAATGAGTCTTTTTGAAAATTGTTATGAAGAATTGAAAAAGAAAACGTCCAATTTAGATATAACTCCCCAAACCATTATTAAAGTTTTGCAATTTTCTATGGAAATTGTGGAAGCTTCTGAAGCAAAAGGAGACGAACAAAAAAAATTAGTTGTTAAATTAGTAAAACAGGTTGTTATAGACGCACCCATAAGCGATTTTAAAGAAAAATTACTATTGGATATGATAGAAGAAGGTATTTTAGGTGATATGACAGCTTTGATTGTTTCAGCCACAAAGGGGGAATTAAATATTAATGCCATGGCTGAAGTTGCAGGTGTTTGTTGTAAATCTTGTTTTGGAAATGTTCTTAAAAAATAATTCGTTATATATTATAATTTTAAATAATATATAATTAAAATGACTGTTGAAACGACATCCCAAAATACCGCAAATACCGCAAATACCGCAAATACCGCAAATACTGCAAATACTGCAAATACTGCAAATACTGCAAATACCGCAAATACTGCAAATACCGCAAATACCGCAAATACTGCAAATACTATGGTTGGTGGTAATAAAATTAAAAAAACTTTTTTAGAAATATATAAAAATTGGATTAAAAAATATAAATATTTATTGTTTTTTATTGTTACATTAACTTTAACATTTATTGCTCATACGCAAAACACATTCATTGAAATTGGGAAAATATTTAAAAGGAATTAATTATTGGCATAAAATTGAGTCCATTCTCTAGCTGTTAAATCAAATTGTAAACGATTTTTTACATACATATCGCTTATTTCAATAACCAATGGATCGTCCGGATTTGGATCTGTTAAAAGAGAACTGATTGATAATAATAATTTAGAAACGGTTAACGCCGGCGACCAATTGTCTTTCAAAACATCCAAACAAATTCCACCAGACATATTAATGTTGGGGTGATAAATTTTCGTTAAAAATTTAACTTTGGGGGGTGCAAATGGATAATTTTTTGGAAATTTTATAGATAAATGAAACACACCACCTTCGTACACAGAACTTGAAGGCCCCATCAATGTCGCTTCCCAATTATAAATATCATCTGATTCCATCCCCGCCGAACAATTGCTGGGAGGATCTTTTTCAATTTCTTCCAATTCTGCTTTTATTCTATTTTCAGCTGACATTAATATATAAAATATGTTAATGTTTTTATATATTTTTTATTAATTTATATATGATGGAAAAACTTAATACTTTAAGGGGCCCAAAATTATCTAATAATAACATTTTTATTGTATTAAAGCTTTTATTTTGAAATATAAATATTTTATTGATTTTTAAAATATTTTATTGATTTTTAAAATATTTTATTGATTTTTAAAATATTTTATTTAAAACGCCTTAGTGTGATTTTTTTTTCCGATTTCTTGTCCTGTTACCCTGATTTCTTGTCCTGTTACCCTGATTTCTTGTCTTTTTCCGCCGATTTCTTGTCTTTTTTTCCGATTTCTTGTTTTTCACCATTTTCTTTTTACCAGTCCCATCCATAATTTGCAATATTGGTGTATACCCATCTTTGTCCAGCTGTCCCAATCTAAGATTATTCAGTTCATTTAATATTGCAACAATAAGACCTTCTTTTGCAACAAGTGTGGCACCTAATGTCAACACACCCCACTGAGCATCGTCCCATAACTTACTTGCGTCTGCGCTCGCAGAAAAAAATGTTGCTAGTATATCTTCCAAAGCTGCAACCAAATTATTATATATTAATTTTACCATATTCTTTCTAATTTCTATACCTTTGTCCGAATTAACCCTTTGTCTCTTCCATGACGCCCCCATTTTATCAATCTTTTTTAAACTACCACTAAACATAGATAACCAACCATATGTTGTTCCACCAGTCCCAACATCTGTTACTCTTCTAATTCTGGTTCCAATATCTGACATACCCTGTATTGCAATTTCGGAGGAAATTTTTTTTATGGAAATTTGCAAATTATTAAGCATTCTCATAATAACAGTTGGTGTTATGTGCGATAAACCGTCGCCGATTTCAATTTCAATAAATATATCTTCCAAATTGCTAACTTGCGATGATCTGATATTATCTACCAGTTTACCCTTAATGTGATCTGGTAAATGTACAGGCCCTCCTTCAGATTCTGTAAATGCCCTATCCAACTCTATGAGATCACTTGCTGAAAATTTATGCCCATTATTTATAATATCTCCTCTTGGTATTGCATTCGCAGAAGACACACTAGATGGAAGGGCAATTGCGTTTAAATTTTTCTTAGCATCTTTTAAAAATTGTCGCGATTTCATTTTTTTCGTCACAGGTGGGCCATAATCAACGTTTTTGCGGTCTTTTATAAAAGCGTCCTTTACACCTTTTACAATTGAATAACAATTCGTACCTTCCTTCAAATCTTTTGGATTGCACACACATCTTCTAATATCACCATCTGGTATCATTGTACCACCATTATTTTGACATTCGACTTCCTTCATCGCTTTGTGGATATCTAAACGATTGCCGAATTCCCTTTTCCACTTCTCGATAGCCTCATCGTTTAAGCCAGATTTCCTTAATTGTTCTTCCATATCTAGCCTTGCTTTATTTGCCGCTTCTTTCGTTTGTTTTTTTATATTTTCGGCTGCTTCAAATTGAACAGACATCGCCATTGCACCTTTCACCACAACATATGTGACAGCGGTGCCAATAGCTATCGCGGTTTGTTTAACTACAAACGCTGCGGCTGCTTCAGAAAGACCTGGTATATACACACCACCTTTTAAAATTTCGAATGATGGGCCTTTTGTACTTTTTTTTGGACCTTTTTCGTTTGGTGCAATATTATTTAAATCTCGTAAAAATTTCGGATTAATAGAAGAACTTATTATATAATACATTTTTTGGCAAATAATTTTTAATTTTTTAATTAATTTTTTTTTATTTCCTTTTGACTTTGTAAGTTTCTCCAAATCATTATATAAAATATCCATCAATTCTTTTCCGTTAGATTCCTTATAAATAGATTTACCTTCTTTTACATTTGATAAAGCCTTTTCTAGTACATTTATCAATTTTACAATATCTAATTTTCCTTTTCCTTTTCCTTTCCTACTTCTATTTTTTTTTCTATTTTTTTTTCTTCTTCCAGTCGATTTCGTCTTTGCCATATATATATACTCGCTAAAAAAAAATCATTATTTTACATTATTTTACATTATTTTACATTATTTTACATTATTTTACATTATTTTACATTAATATCGGTATATTTTTTACCACCAGCGGCGTGTCTTAATGTATACAAACTACTTTTTCTCCAATTAAAACCTGTTGTATATTCGCTCATCGCATATATTGTTCCGTGTTGTATATCTAAAGTAAACTTTTTACCCATTGGTTTTGATCGGTGAAACCATTGAAAACAAAGTGGCATCGTGCCTCTATCTCCATTTTCATCAGCTTCATTTAAACGCAAAGCTATAACCTTCAATCTTTCCGCATCTCCGTGATAACCAATCCCATTTTTTGTTCTATCGGGATAACGATTTCCTTCACCAATCAACCGTTGACCTTTTTCACCAAATATGTTTCCAAGTGAAGTTTTTATCTTTTCTAAATTTGGAAGTCTACTAAATGATACAATTCGCCCTTTTCCATTTTCATAATCAGGTTCTTGATCATTTTCATCAAAACATAAATTACTTCTCGCTCGTTTATTCAACACCCTTTGTCGTCGTGTATCCCAATATTTTGTATCCCAAGTGAGGGTATTCAATTCTGTTTCAATTTTATCTGCAAGTTCTTGAGAAAGAATATTTTCAATAATAATTAACGCGGTATCGGGGAGATACTCCAACATACCAATTGTTATATTTTCTGTTGTATTTTTCTCCCCAATATTATCTATTAATAATTCTTCAAATTATGAATAGTTACAATTGCTTCAGGATTGATAATTTTAACAATTTCCTTTGCTTTTTGAAAATCTTCAAGTGTAAAACCTTGACCTTCTTGCACTTTTGTTCCAATTTGTTGATTACCGACGTGATTCTCGCCCGAATCTCCAAATGTAACGGTAATAACGGATTTTTTTGACATTGTTTTAATTCTTTTTTAATAAAAAAAAGAATTAAAAAATCAATTTATTCATTCCTAAGCGCTTTTAAAAGTGATATATATGTTCCATTATGCGGTATTTGAAAAGCATCTAATGGGAGTTCTGTTTCAATTATTTTTGCCCCATATCGTATTTGTTGCGTCAACGTGCAACGATATCTAATGTTATATGCATTTTTCAATAATGCCGGTGGAAACAATGGGTCTTCTCCCTGAAATTCTGAATTTCCCAAACGTACTGCTGTTCTTGAATTTTTAAAAAAAATTATTATTGTATTATCCGCAAGAGAAAAATCATTTTTATAACAAATACGAAATTCTTGATTAATTGTATCCCAATTATAATGAAAGTCCATTCCAATGCGATTATCCATAATATCTGACCATTTGACATCAGTTGGGGGTTTTTTTTTATTTGCTAGTTTTTCCATTTAAGTAAATATCAATAATTATATTTAATATATACAACTATGTATTCTTCCAAAATGCTTTTTTAGGGTTGCAAAATGTATTTTGATTACCACGAAGTTCTTTTTGATAATCTTCAAAATATATTTCAGTTATTCTCAGATGACAAGACCATTTATTACCAAGTCTTTTTTGGCGGTTAGGTTGAATTATTACAAATTTATCGATTGGGATTTCTGCAGTTTGTTTGAATGGTTGAACAATAATTGCCTTACCAATGCATTTTTTATTACAAGAAATATAAACAGTATCACCTCTTTTAATTTTATTAATATTTTTCACAGATGAATTACCCCACGATTGGACCATATGTTTACCCTGTTCGGATGCTGCCGCAGCTAACATTCGTTCGGTGGCTTTATAAGATTTTTCATTCCAAGAAAGTTGCCAAGTTGATAACATTGCTGTATACAGTAATATAATTCATTATAAATACATAATCAATTTATTATAAAAAAATTCTCGGTACGGGGATTGAACCCGTGACCTTCGGCTCATAAGACCGATGCTCTACCAACTGAGCTAACCGAGATCCGTACTCCCAAAACTTATTAATACTTTATAATTATTTATATCCGACTACCTTCCACTGGGTCCTTATCTGCGAAGATAATGACTCAGTTTCAGCTTACTTTGTTGTTTCAACTTGTTGTTTCACTGGACTGTGTCCTTATCTGCGAAGATAATGACCCAGTTTCAGCTTGCGAGCAAGCTCCTTTTCGCCAGAAAATTAATAGGTTTTTATTTACTTTATATTATGACCCCCTCCACCTTATTCTTCTTATATTTCCCCCGTTCTCCCCTATCTGTTGTGAGAATCGAACTCACTTCTTCTACCTTACAAGTAGATGCTTCAACCATTAAGCTTAACAGATTATTCTCAATACGGGGTTTGAACCCGTGACCTTCGGCTCATAAGACCGATGCTCTACC